ATTATCCTATCGACGGGTTCCAGACAGAACCGGCCCAGTAGCGAAGCCGAGATCGCCCCCAGGGCTGAGCTTGGTGCGTAGTGAATGGTGTCCGGAGGCGATATATTCCAAAACCGTTTGCCTTGGCACGCCGACTTAGCTTTGTAGCAAAGATGCCAACGAGCAAAACTCGACATGCGGATAAAACCGCCCCAGAACCAGCACCACCTGATCCCTCCACCATGGAACGCGTGGCTGCTATCGCCGCAATCAGGGCACTTGGAAAAGACCCTGAACTTCCGTACGCTCTGTCTCCACATGCGCAGGCTGTGGATGACATTCGTCAATTGTCCGCTTCTGAGAAGAGGACAGTCTTGGTACGCGCAGCGGTGCGCTACCTAACATCCGCCGACCACATGACGGATGGACAGTGTGACCAGATCCTTGGTCACCCTAGCGGAAGGATGGCGCAATTAGCGTCGCATTTTGTGGCTTCCTGGAAAGAGGAAGTCAGAGAGAAGTCGTGGATCGACGCTCTCACTCCGGCCCAGCAGGCGGAATATGCGGTGCGAAAGCGCCTATACAAACAAAAGGCGGAACAGCAGACTGCGATCCGTGAGAATGCCCGCGCTCAATACGAGGCGGTTCTTAGCGCTAGCTACGCTGCGGAGCGAGCTAGCCGCGATGAACTCCTGGCGTGGGTCACGTCATGCGGTGCGCAATTGCCGACCCCCAAGACTGCCGAGGAGCGATGGCAGGATGCCCTGAATAGGGAACTGGCTGACCTGCGTGCGCAGGCGCTGATCACGACCCCTAATGTGGTCATCGATAGCCAGCCCTTTTCATCGGCTCCGCCCCAGGCTCCAGCAGCTCCAGCGGCACAGCCGACGCGCGCAGAGACGAGCGCGCGCTGTGCTCCCGCCGCGGCCTCAGGCCCTCCAGCTCAATCGGAGGGTCCGAGCCGCGGAAACTAACCCCTCATGGGGTACGATCTTCTCCTACCTTCGGCCCGAAGGAGTTCACAAACGAGAAGGTCGTACCCTCACATATCCTATGGTGCTCAAGAAACCATCATGGGATAATAGGGCGTTACGTTTCTTTGCGGAGGATGGAATGGATTGGGAGTCCCTTGCCGGTCTGCGGGGCAAACAGTTTTACCCTCCGAGTTGGAAGGATATGGTGCGACACCTCAAGGAGTTCGACCGTCCCGACGCTATGATACCTCAAACGATGCTCCCTCACTTCGAGTGGGCGGTGAAGCAAATGGAGGCGCGTCACGGATGTACCGTTGCTCTCGGAGTGCCATCAAGTCCCATTGGCGAATTGGAAGGCCCTAGTATGGACACCTTTCCTGGAATTCTCGCTCGTTCCTACGGCTATAAGACCAAAGCGGAATCGTTCGATTCTGCTTGGACAAGAGCATACAACAAACTTCAACGACTGTACCAAGGGGAGGTCATTGAAGCTAAACCAGTTGCATGTTTCGGCCGAGGAAAAGTAGTTTCTCTGGGGGAGGGCGACACTGCTGGGGGTCAGCCGAAGCGTCGAGGGAGGCTTGTAATGGCGCCTGAGATTGACGATCACATTCTGATGTCCACGTTTTCACAGCCGTGCGCTGCCGTAGTAAAACGGTCGTTTGAAAAAGGTATCATTATGTATGGGATGTCACCCTTTAATAGAGGTGGCACAATATTCTTAAACAACTTGGTGGCAGATCTGTGTCCGCACCTGACCAAAAGAGTCCCGTGGCACGAGGAGCCGTCTGCTGACACTATAAAGCAGATGGACCAAGCACTACAGGCGTTTGAAGCGTTCGAAGAAAATTTTGTTTATATCAAAATGGACTTTTCACGGTACGACAGCAGGATTGGTAGTCAATGCGGTAACGCAGCACTACAGTCCATGTCCAAAATGTATCGACGTGAAACGAAGGCTGAACGCCGTAAAGTAGGGCGTGCGTTCAAGTACATTGAGGACAGTATTATAAGGACGAAGGTGTGTTTGCCAGACGGCCAGATATGGCGTAAAAATGTCGGCAACACCACAGGTAGTCCTTTTACTACTTTATACAATTCTTGGACGGACGGCATCTACATGCTTGCCGCGGTAAACTTTTTGCTATGTGGAAAGGATGACCCACGAGTGACGTTGCGCGTTCACGGTGACGACAACATCTTGATTGTGCCCAAGGACATTCATAATGTTGTCAATCTTCAGAACATGAAAACGGTGCTAGAAGATGGCTTGCACCTTCAAGTCAATGCTGATGAGAGTAGTGAGCATTCACGACTCATACATAGGTATGGCATGAAGGGGGATGAGACCGTCTCGTTCTTAGGTAGGCGATATATGCTAGGCGGTGCCGCTTGGCGTTCGCTTGACACGACCTTAGAGCACATCGTTCACCCGGATTCTGAAGATTACACCCCCAACGGCTCGCTGTCTCGCTGTAATGGATTGTTGCTTGACAATCCGTTTAACGAGAGAGCAGCCTTTTGGTGTGAACGCGTTATGGACAGATTAACGGAACTCGGGGCTAGTTTAACGGCTCCTTCGATGACGGAACTTCGCAAGTACGTCCATGGCTTTGGTATGAGCATGGATGCATTTGAGAAGTTCGAAAGGATGAGCAGATTGCAAGCCCGTGATATGTACGTGTACACGGAGACGCAACGCTCTTTACTGCCATCCTA